CCAAGCTCGGCATGAGCAAGAGCACCGTGAGCACCATCGCCAGGGACCAGGGCCACACCTGGGGCGCGGTCAACACGCGCAAGGCGGCCAAGGCGAACCGGGCCTACGGCGCCGAACGCCGGGCCGACCAGATCATGCGCATGGCCGCCGAGATCGACGGCATCGTCTCCCGCTACCGGGAGCCCACCAAGGTCTGGTCCTTCGGCGGGCGCGAGAACCTCTACAACGAGCACGTCCTCGAGGCGCCCGACAGCAAGACGCTGGTCGAGCTCTCGCGCTCCCTTTACAGCCTCGTCGCCACGATGCGCCAGCTGCACGACTACGACAACCGGCAGCCTTCCGACCTCTCCGACTTCGACCGCTTCCTCTCGGCGATGATCCCCGGGGCAGACAAGTGAGCCTCGGTATCAAGCCGCTCACCGGCAAGCAGCTGCTCTCGGTGGAGGCGGCCGACCGGCGTCTCAACATTTGGGAGGGCTCGGTGCGCAGTGGCAAGTCGGTCGCCGCCGACCTGCGCTGGCTCAAGTTCGTGCGCCACGGGCCGCCCGGCAACCTGCTCATGGCGGGCAAGACCGAGCGCACCCTGAAGCGCAACGTCATCGACCCCCTGACCGACGTGCTCGGACGTGCCCACTGCTCGTATGCCCTCGGCTCGGGCGAGCTGCGCCTGCTCGGCCGGCGCGTCTACGTGGCGGGGGCGAACGACGAGCGGGCCCAGGAGAAGATCCGCGGCATCACCCTGGTCGGCACCTACGTCGACGAGGCGTCGACGCTGCCCGAGTCCTTCTGGACGATGCTCCTCTCGCGCCTCTCCGTCGACGGGGCCCAGCTCTTCGCCACGACGAACCCGGAGGGTCCGCAGCACTGGCTCAAGGTCGACTACCTCGATCACGCCGCGGTGTGGGTGCGCGGCGACGGAGAGATGGTCACCGGCGACGACGAGGCGCTCGACCTGGCGCGCTTCTCCTTCCGCCTGCCCGACAACCCGCACCTGCCGCCCGACTACGTGAGCGCGATCAGCCGCGAGTACAGCGGCCTCTGGCGCCGCCGCCTCATCGAGGGCGAGTGGTGCGTAGCCGCCGGCGCCGTCTACGAGGAGTGGGATCCGTCAAGCCACGTCGTCCCGGCCGCCGCGCTGCCGCCGGTAGCGCGCACGCTCAGTGTCGGCATCGACTACGGCACCACGCACCCGACGCGCGGCTACCTGCTCGGCGTGTCGGCCGAGCCGCGGCCGCGCCTCGTGGTCATGGACGAGTGGGCCCCGCCGAAGATGACCGACTCAGGTCTCTCTGCCGACTACCGGCGCTGGGTCGCTGGTCGCTGCCCGGAGTGGGTCTGCGTCGACCCCGCGGCCGCCTCGTTCAAGCTGCAGCTGTTCAGCGACGGCCTGGCCAACGTGATGGACGCGCACAACGCCGTGCTCGACGGCATCCGCACCATCGCCTCCCTGCTCGCCACCGGCACGCTCATCGTCTCCGACGCCTGCGCCGAGCTCGTCAAGGAGATCCCCGGCTACGTCTGGGACCCGAAGGCGACGGCGCGCGGCGAGGACGCCCCGCTGAAGGCAAACGACGACTCCTGCGACGCGCTGCGCTACGCGGTGGCGTCCACCAGGGCCCTCTGGGGAGGGCTCGTCCCGATGACACTCCCGACTGACTTGGAGGCGGCATGACCCTTCCGTTCGGCGGTCCATGGCCGCCCCCACCCCACGGTAAGGCGCTCGCGCAGATGGCGGTCTGGTCCGCCTGGCTCGAGGGCGACCCGGAGGCGCTTCTGCGCGTCTACGGCAACTCGGCCGGCGCCCCCGGGCACGAGTTCTTCAGTCGCCAGGGCGGCGTCATCCCCGCCGTCGCCCGCTTCTTCTGGGGGCGCCCGAACCTGAGCGGCGGGCGCAAGGCGCGTCTGCACGTCCCCCTGGCCGCCGACATCGCCACAGCCTCGGCCGACCTGCTCTTCTCCGAGCCGCCGCAGTTCATCGTCGGCGAGGAGGGCAACGAGGCCGCGAAGGTGCGCATCGACGAGCTGCTCAACAACGGCGACTTCCACGCTACACTCGTGGAGGCGGCGGAGATCGTCGCTGGGCTGGGCGGCGGCTGGCTGCGCCTGGTCTGGGACACCGAGGTCGCCGACACGGTCATGGTCGACGCGGTGCCGGCGGACGCGGCGATCGGCGAGTGGCGCTGGGGCCTGCTCGCCGCCGTCACCTTCTTCACCGAGTACACGCAGGGAAGCCACGACCAGGAGGTGATCCGCCATCTCGAGCGCCATGAGCCTGGCGCCGTATTCCATGGTCTGTACGTCGGCAACGCCGAATCCCTGGGCCGCGCAGAGGCGCTGACCGAGCACCCCTCCACCGCTCCATACGCCGAGCTGGTCGACGAGGACGGGGCGATCCCCACCGGCGTCGACTCGCTCACCGCCGCCTACGTCGCCAACATGCGCCCGCAGCGGCGCTGGCGCAAGATCGAGGAGCTCGCCCGCCTCGGGCGCTCCGACTTCGACGGAACCGAGCCCCTGATGGATGCACTCGACGAGTGCTACACCAGCTGGATGCGCGACGTGCGCCTCGCCAAGGCGCGCATCCTTGTGCCCGAGTTCATGCTCACGGACCTCGGCAAGGGCAAGGGCGTCGCCTGGGACGAGGACAAGGAGGTCTACGCCGCGCTCAGCGTGGCCCCGACCACGGCGGCGGAGAAGCAGATCACCCCGCAGCAGTTCGACATCCGCGTCGCCGAACACCAGGAGACGGCGCGCCAACTCACCGACGAGATCCTGCGCGCCGCCGGCTACTCGCCCTCGACCTTCGGTCTCGGCAAGGACGGCGGCATGGCGACCGCCACCGAGGTGGTCTCCCGGGAGAAGCAGTCGGCGCGGACGCGCGACCGTAAGACGCGCTACTTCTCGCAGGCGCTGGAACCACTGCTCACGACGTGGCTCGAGCTCGACGCCCTCGTCTTCGGCGGCGGCGCGCAGGGTTCGGTACACGTCAAGTGGGCCGACGAGAGCCAGCCCGACCAGGAGGCGCTCTCGCGCACCATCGAGACGCTGAACCGGGCGCTCGCCGTCTCGGCCGACACGAAGGTCAGGATGCTCCACCCCGACTGGGACGAGGAGCAGATCGAGAAGGAAGTCGAGCTGGTCAGGGCCGAGAGCGGCGCGATGGTGCCGGACCTCGGGCCGCTGCCGGAGTCAGCTGAATAACCAACCCAGAACAGGAGACACCAGCTATGGCAGGATTCACCACCGCATTCAGCCGCACAACCCTCGACAGCGCCATCGCCAACGGCGACAAGGTGCACTGGAGCGAGAACGGCTCCAGCGCCTCCGCCAACCTCACTGAGACCACGATCACCACATGGAAGGCCGCGTCCGACGCCGACCCGGCCGTGCGCGCGAACGACGGCGCGTATGAGTCGGCGGGGGCGAGCAGCGGCTGCACCATCACGCACTACGCCGTGTTCAACTCGGCGGGCTCGACGCAGAAGACGGACTGGACGGCGCTTGACGCCGCGCGCACGCTCCCGAGCGGCGGGAAGATCACCATCGCCGACGGGGCTATCACGGTCACGCTCACCTGAGTCGATGCGTCGCGTTGGCAACTGCTCCCGCTGCGGCGCCTGCTGCCGCCCTCCGGTCACGCTGGACGGCGCGTTCTGCCCCGACTTCGTCGAGGGGACGCCCCCGGCCTGCGCCGCCTACGAGGATCGCCCCGGCTGTTGTCGTGACTACCCGAAGTCGACCGACCGCCTCGACCCGACCTGTACCTACCGATGGGTGAGTGAGTAGTGGCAACCGCGCAGAAGACATGGACGTGGGATTCCTCGACCGAATCATGGTCGCTGTCCTCGGTCACGCGCTCGACGGCGCAGGGTAGCCCGAACAACGGATCCCTGTTCGCAGCCACGCCCGTCGGCCGCAACCAGGACGTGTCGGGCACCGCCGTCCTAAACAGCGTCAGTTGGGCGACCCTGTTCGGCATCGCCTCCAGCACTACCGTCACCGACGTGCAGGTGGTCGCGGGCCTGCGCACCTACGCGGGCCTCGGCGGCACATCACATGACGGTCATTCGGCCACAGTCGCGGTCGCCGATGGGGGCTACCAGAGTCTGTGGACGCGCTCGGGCACGGTCGCCGACGGGGGCTGGCAGACCGGCGCGGCGGGCGACAAGCGGACTCTCACGACCCCGCAGGCCGCGAGCGGTAACGCCGACCTGCGCATCTCGCTCACAGCCTCGTCCGCGAACGACAAGAACGGCCTCGGCACCATGTACGTGGACTACCTCACCATCGAGGTCACGTACTCGGAGGCCACATACAACGCCGCAGGCGCTGCGTCCGCAGAGAGTGGCACGTCCGCGTCCGTCAACATCGCCGTCCCGGTATCGGGTACTGCGCCCGCCACGACCGGCGCTGCCGCTGCCGTCAATGTAGCCGTTCCTGTATCCGGCACTGTCTCGGCGTCCTCGGCGACCTCCGGTTCCGTTACTGTCAGCGGGGCCTCGGAGGAAGCGAGCGGCACCGTCGCGGCCACCAGTGGCACCGCAGCCGCTGTCAATGTGAAGATTCCAGTGAGCGGCACCGCACCGGCCACCAGCGCCGCGGCCGGAGCGGTGAACGTCACGCTGCCTGCATCGGGCACTGCTGCGACGGTGAGCACGACCAGCGCCGCGCCGAACGTCGCTCTGCCTGTCAGTGGCAGCACGGGGGCCGCCAGCGGCACGTCCGGCAGCGTGGATGTCGCCGGCTCGACATCGGTTTCTGGGGCCGTGACGGCCACCAGCGGGACGTCGTGCTCGGTCAACGTGGCGTTGCCCGTCACGGGGGTCACCTCTGCCACCTCCGGCGGATCTGCCGCGCCGAACGTCGCTCTGCCGGTTGCGGGCGTGGTGTCCGCGACGAGCGGCACGAGCGGCAACGTGGCGGTCAGTGACGCGACGAACGCCGTCTCCGGCACCGTCGCGGTCGTCAGCATGACCGCATGTGCAGTGAATGTCGCGCTTCCTGTCTCGGGCCGCGCGGCAGCAGTATCAGGGACATCGTGGAGATCTGCTGAATCGGTCCAGGTGGGCAAAAGCTGGCCGGTCACCGTCGCCCCACGCCCCTGGCCGATCGCAGCGCGCGTCAGGCGGTGGCCGGGTCACCTGAAGGGCAGGGCCTGATGCCCGCCAGCCCAGCCATGGCCGAGCGTCTCGCCCGCGAGGTCACCGGCTACTACGCCGAGGCCGAGCGCCTGCTCATCGAGCGCATCGCCAGGCGTCTGGCCGCCGGCGTCGAATCGCCGCGGTGGGCGGAGCTCAAGCTGGCGCAGCTGCAGGAGTACCAGCGGCAGGCGCAGGCCCTGCTCGCCGACCTCGAGCGCAAGGCGGCGACCGGCGCGACTACGGCGCTCACCGAAGCGTACGAGCGGGGCGGCATGGCCGCCGTGGCCGACCTGCGCCGCCTGAACAAGACCACGGTCGAGCCGCTCGCCGGGCTGCGCGCCATCCAGGCGCTCACCGCCGAGACGGTCGCCAGCCTGACGGCGATGCACCAGCGTATCCTGCGCGTGACCACGGACGCCTACCGCTCGGTCATCGCCGAGACGGCCCAGCAGGTCCTGCTCGGCACGCAGACCCGCCTGCAAGCCGCGCAGGCGGCGCTCGACCGCTTCGCCGCCCGTGGCATCACCGGGTTCGTCGACAGGGCGGGGCGCGGCTGGGCGATGGAGTCCTACGCCGAGATGGCCATGCGCACCGGGACGGGCCGGGCCGCCGTGCAGGGTCACGTCGACCGGCTGCAGGCCAACGGCATGGACCTCGTCATCGTCTCGGACGCGCCGAAGGAGTGCCCGCTCTGCCGCCCACACGAGGGCAAGGTGTACAGCCTGAGCGGCACCGACCCGAAGTACCCGTCGCTCGAGAGCGCCCGGGCCGAGGGCTTGCAGCACGTCAACTGCCGCCACTCCATCGCCGCCTACCAGCCCGGCATCACCCGGCCCATGGGCGACGTCGCCGACCCGCAGGGCTACGCCGACACGCAGCGGCTGCGCTACCTCGAGCGCCAGACGCGGGCGGCAAAGCGCGTGCAGGCCGCCGCCATGGACGACGCAGCTGCCCAGGCAGCCGGCGCGAGGGTCCGCTCCTACCAGGCGAAGATCCGCCACCACGTCGACACGACGACGGCGAAGCGCCAGCCGCACCGCGAGCGTCTCGGGGCGCTGTAGGAAATGGCGTCGCCTCATCCCTTGACAGACCGTAGCGTTGACCAAACGTCCGCGGCCCGGAGCCGCGGCACCGACAGCCCAGGAGGCTATCGACATGACCGATGAAGCAGCCACCACGCAGACGGAGACGGCCCCGGAGGCCGCTGCTGCCGTTGCGCCCGCTGCGACGACCACCGCTGCCGACGCCCCCGAGGACGTGGCGAGTCTGCCCGACTGGACGCAGAAGATGATCCGCGATCTGCGCGCTGAGGCGGCGACGAACCGTACCAAGGCGTCGGCGGCCGAGCAGACCAGGCAGTCCACCATGGACGCCATCGCCAAGGCGCTCGGCCTCAAGGACGACGACGACCCCGCCAAGGCCGCCCAGACGGCAGCCGAGGAGCGGGACGCGGCGCGCAAGGAGGCCAAGGCAGTCAAGGTGGAGAACGCGATCCTGCGCATGGCGACCAAGCACGGCGCGAACCCCGAGGCTCTGACGGACTCGCGGTCGTTCATGCACGCGCTCGACGCCATGGACCCGGCGGCCGACGACTTCGCCGAGCAGGTGGAGAACGCGATCAAGACGGCGGTCGAGGCGAACGTGAACCTGAAGAGCGCCCCGCCCGCGGCAGCAGCTCCGGCGCGGTCCGGCGGACCGGTCGGCGGCGGCGCCCCTGTGGCCGGGCAGCTCGGCGAAGACGACCTCAAGGGCATGAGCCCGGCCGAGATCGTCAAGGCCAAGGAAGACGGGCGGCTGAACCGGCTGCTCGGCATCATGCAGTAGACCACGCAGACCGCGCTGCCCCCGGCCGGGAGCCGGGGTGACGTGAGGCCAGGAGCCTCCCGTTTCGTACCAGTACACATCGAAACAGGAGAGCCTCTCAATGGCCATCACGAACTTCCAGCGGGAAGTCTGGGCAGCCGAACTGCTCCAGTCCTTCCTCAAGCAGAACAAGTTCAGCTCGACCGTCGTCTGCAACCGCAGCTACGAGGGCGACGTCGCCGGCGCCAAGTCGGTGCGCATCACCTCGATCAGCCGCCCCACCATCGCCCCCTACACCGAGGGCTCGACGTCGATCACCTACGAGGCCCTGACCGACGCGCAGCGCACGCTGGCGATCGACCAGAACAAGTACTTCGCCTTCCAGGTCGGCGACATCGCCCAGGCGCAGTCGGCCAACGGCGGGGCCCTCATGAGCGAGGCCGCCCGCGAGGCCGGTGCCGGCCTGGCCGAGGACGCCGACGCCTACGTGCAGACGATCATGGAGGCCGACGTCGACGCCGGCAACAAGGTCGGGGCCACCTCCATCACCTCGAGCGCCCTCGCCATGGCTCGCCTCGTCGCCCACGGGCAGCTGCTCGACGAGAACAACGTGCCCAAGGAAGGCCGCTACACGATCGTCCCGAGCTGGTTCAACAGCCTGCTCGTGCTGGACGCGAACTACATGCAGTACGACGCGCTCTCCAGCGGCAACCGCCTCGAAAACGGAGTCATGGGCCGCGTCCTCGGCTTCGACATCATCGTCGCCAACTACGCGCTCTCGACCGGTGACGACTGGTACGTCTACAGCGGCCACCCGGCGGCCATCACGTTCGCCAACCAGATCGACAAGATCGAGGCGCTGCGTCCCGAGTCCGCCTTCTCCGACGCGCTCAAGGGCCTGCACGTCTACGGCGCCAAGGTCATCCGCCCGAGCGCCATCTGCATGACCCTCTGCTCGAAGACCTGAGCCTGAGCAGGAGAGCCGACCCCCTGAGTTGAGCGAAGGAGAACACGAACATGGCTGACACCGCAGTCGCAACGGTCAACCTGGCGAAGGCCGGTGACTACACCATCGATACGGGTGTGGGCACCGCGATCGTCGCCGCCAACACGCACGTCATCACGCCCAGCGGGCCGCTCGAGAACGGCTTCCTGGTCGTCCAGAACACCTTCAACGGCGCCAAGGCCGTCACCCTGCTCGCGGGGGATGACCCGCCCGCCATGTCCGCCGGGCAGGGCAACCTGGTCGTGTCGGTCGCCGACGGCGACGCTTCGTTCGCGGCCGAGATCATCGGCGGCCTCGAGTCGGCGCGCTTCCTGCAGGACAACGGCACCCTGCGCGTCACCGTCGCCGCCAGCATGACCGGCTTCATGTACTGGGTCCAGCTCCCGGTGGTCTGACCGTGGCCCGCTGGTACCAGAACGTGCTCACCGGTGAGCAGGTCGAAGTCAAGACACTCGAAGAGGATGACTTCTATGCGGAGAACGCGGCCAACTGGTCGCGCATCCCTGCGCCGCCTGCTGCCGTGAAGCCGGAACCGCCCGAGCCCATGAAGAAGCCCGCCGCGAAGAAGAAGGCGAGCTGACATGACCGCCTACGCCACCAGCGCCGACCTTGCCGGCTATGCCGGCTTCACACCGGCCCACATCACCGCCACGGCCACCGCGACGGTAGAAGAGGGTGCGGTGACTGCTCTTGTCATCGGCGCTGGTGGCGGATCGGGTTACGTCGTCAGTCCCTCGGTCCTCATAGGGGCGCCGGAGACCGGCGTGCGCGCCACCGCTACGGCCGCCGTGGCCAACGGCGTCGTCACCCTGCTCACCCTCACCAGCGGCGGCAGCGGGTACGGCGCCGAGCCGCCAGCGGTGACCATCGACCCGCCGGCCGACCTCTCGCGCCTGCTCGAACGGGCGTCCGAGCTCATCGATGACCACTGCCGCACGGCCCGCTACGACGTTGACGATGACGACCTGCCGACCGACGAAGGCGTTGCCGCCGCCCTCCGCGACGCCACCTGCGCGCAGGTTGAGTTCTGGCTTGCCGGAGACGAGGAAGACGACGTGCTCGGGCCGCTGAAGGCGATCAAGATCGGCAGCGTGAGCGCCGAGCCGGCCGAGCCGCTCGTCCTCGCCCCGCGCGCCGCGCGAATCTTGCGTGACGCTCACCTGTACTCAGGCGAGCCGGTGGTCCTGTGAAGGTCCGCCGCTCGCTGCTCAAGAGCGTCGCCCTGGTAGAGACCTACGCCG